AACAACAACAACAACAACAACCGCAACAAGAAACCGCGTGCCCCTAGGCGTGGTAACCGCAACTTGGTTGCTGATCAGGCTATCAAGGATGTCCAACGTCTCCAGGGTGAGTTGGACGCATTAAGGGACGAAAAATCCCAAAAAGAGCGAGCTCGAGAACAGAAGGAACAGGAACATGAAGAGCTCCGCGATGAAATTAAAGCGCGCTTATCTGGCGGCTTTAATATTAAATGGGATCCACAAGTTCATCGTGTGGACCGTAGTCGTGTGTGGCGAGCGTTAGCTTACTGCATTTGGGTGCTTGCAATCACCAGTATTGCAATGTATGATGCGCAGCAACCGCATGTGTTATATGATTACACAGGGACTGGACGTGTCTACATCCAAAGCAACTTTATGGTTGCTTTTAAAACCGGAATGTGCATATTAGTTTTTGGCATCATGCCCATACTCTTGGCTGATTATATTTGTCCAGGATATAATACTGTCAGGAGCTATCAGCACTTCTGGACCTTCATCAAGTATGTTGATACTGATGAAATTGACAGGAGAGTGGATATCAATTCCGCGTCTTCTTTAAAACATACCGATCCGTTCTTGGCTTGGTTCAGATATGAACGTAATGATAATGGTGAATTTTATCCTGCACGTGACATGCTTGTGTCGATGGAATTGTTGGCACAATGCAGTCATGCGATGCAACACGTCTTATCTGACGACAAAACTGTGTTTGAGCGTATATTACGGTTTTGTTCTACTAATTGCACAGTCAATTTGGACAGGTATGATTTTTTGATAAACGGCCCCAGACAATCGATTATTCATAATACCGCGATTCTTTCATTTTCTCTCTACAAGCAGCGCAGGGAGTATCTTAAGGAATTCCCTTTTCCCCAACTCCAGTGAGTCCTAAATATCGTACAGTGGCATATGGGTACCGCTTAGGTGAGGTCAATTTACCTGAGCTACCTGAAGTCAAAAGTGACTTGAGAATTAAGACTAATGTTAAAGTGGATGTGGTAAAGCGTCCACCAGTAGCAGTTTCTTCAGGCGTGCATGTTAGTGTAGCGGCACAACCGCACCCGTGCCCTAACCACAAACCTACGATAGTCGCTGGAGTGATGAAGAGGATGGGTTCCAAACCCCCAAATTCTGATGGAATCTTGTTGTCGGAATTGAAAACATTTGTATCTGAATGGTGCAGTAAAAATCTTACTCCCATTCCCCCCTCTGCGGATACATCTGTTAGTGCTTGGTTAGACAAGTGCATTTACCCTAAGTGGAGGAAGGACTATTTGGCCTCATTGGAGGAAGAGCTGAAAGTCAAATTGAACTCAACTCGAGGATGGAACGACATTAGTAAAGTCAAAGCTTTCACAAAAATGGAAACCTACCCCGAATTCAAACATGCCAGAGGCATTTACTCTAGGTCAGATTATTTTAAAATTAAGACCGGACCGATTTTTAAGTTAATTGAAAAAGAGGTTTTTAAACATGATTATTTCATAAAGAAAATTCCAATTGCGGATAGGCCATCGTATATACAGGAACATGTATATCAGCATGGAGCTAAAGTAATAGCAACGGATTATTCTTCGTTTGAATCTGCGTTTGTCAAGAAATTGATGAACAGTTGTGAAATGGTCATGTATGAGTATATGATACAAAATCTGCCGGAGAGAGAGATGTTTTTGAAATGTTTGAATAAAATTAAGACCAAACAGGATATCAACTACAAGGATATCAATATTAATGTAGATGCTACAAGGATGTCAGGAGAAATGTGCACCTCGTTGGGCAATGGTTTCTCAAATTTGATGTTCACGTTGTTTTTAGCACATAAGAACGGCGTAAAGTCCTTAAGAGGAGTGGTCGAAGGAGATGATGGATTATTTTCATTTTATGGAAATTTGACACAGGAACATTATTCTCAGTTGGGTTTGATAATCAAATTAGAAAATGTGGAAGACATTAATTCCGCATCATTCTGTGGCTTAATATTTGATGAAGTTGATTTGTCAAATGTCACTGATCCTATAGAAGTGATTCAGAATTTTTCATGGTTGAATCCAAGATATATCTCATCAGCAGACAGGAGATTGAAAGAGTTGCTCAGGTGTAAGAGTTTGAGTTTAGCCCATCAGTATCCAGGATGTCCGATAATACAATCTTTGGCACATTATGGTTTGTATGTCACAAGAGGCATCACGATTAGACTCGACAAAATACATATGAGTAATTGGGAACGAGAACAGCTGATTTTAGCCGTAAACGATAAAACTAGAATATTGAAAAAGGAAATTGGTAACAATACTCGTTTATTGGTAGAGAGAAAATTTGGATTAACTGTGGAGGATCAAATAGAATTGGAAAAATATTTTGATTCACTAAAAACAGTACAAGTACTTGATCATGAAGTACTCACTCGTTATTGCAAGTTACAACATAAGCAATATTTTAATGACTACTGTTTTGTGACGGATGTAAATTCAACGAATAGGAATTATCCAATTATGCCCAGAAGAGACTTTACGGTTAATAACATGAGCTATTTCACTGAACATAAGAGTGAAAGTATACGGAAAAGTATATTGCTCCGCTAGGTCCACTTACATTACCGCTATAGTGTAAGTCAATAACCGCCTCCATGGACTGACCAATGGGACTTAGCGTGACAGGAGATTGAAAGAGTTGCT